GCTCCAATTATGAAGATTGATACCGAACACCAACAGGTTTTCGGGTACGCGAGTACGCCTACGCGAGATAGACAAGGTGAGGTTGTACTTTTAAGTGCTGTGCGTAACGCACTTCCGGGATACATGGCTTCTCCGTGTCTCCGCGAGATGCACCAACCTTCGGCTGTAGGAAAAGGCATTGAGGCCAGTGTTGACAACCATGGGTTGTGGTTCGGTGGCCATGTGGTTGACCCTATTGCCTGGGCTAAGGTAAAGGCAGGGGTTTATCGCGGTTTCAGCATTGGTGGGCGTGTCACAGAACGCGATGAGGATGATAAGTCTATTATCAAGGGCATTGATCTCGTTGAGGTTAGCCTTGTTGATACCCCGGCCAATCCCGATGCGCTCTTTGAATTAATCAAGGCTGCACCAGTTGATCTTCTGAACAAGAGAGCAGGCCAGCATCTTGACACTGGCCGTTTTGTTACTGTAGCTGGCTCAAGGGAAGATGCACTAACTCAGGCGCAAGCGCATGAAGATGCGGCTGCTATTGCTGACAAGAAGGCTGCGAAGCATCGCTCTCGTGCAGCACGCGCAGAATTGAAGGCCGATGCGCAAGGGCTTACCGTTCATAGCAGCTTGGCCGATGCTAACGCTGGGTTAGCTGAGCGTCATCGCAATGCGGCGAAGCAGTACCGTGATCTGGCTGATAAGCTGTCGCCACCCAACCTTTCGGAGAACCCTATGTCTAAGAATCTGAATAAGGCGTTGGAAGAGGCGACCTCGATGGTGGCACAGATCAATAAGGCCATCGACGCACAGGACATTACCCATAACCCCACCGAGGGTACGATTCATTCCGCCCACGAGGAAGCTGTGCAGCACGATGCTGCTGCCATTGCTTCTGTGGAAGCGGCAACAAAAGCCAAGGCTGATGCCAATGCGGCGCGTGCTAACGGTAATGAAGGCACGGATGAAGCCAAGCACGCTGATGCCGCCTATATGGAACACGAGACGGCGGCACGTGAGCATCACGAGGCTGCACATTCGCTGCATGAGAAGGTTGCTGCACATTTCGAGAGTCTGAAGAAGGGCCTGGAGAATGGTGGCAATGATGCTGCATCTGAGAAGGAACGCGAAGAAGCTGGCAAGATCGAGAAGGCGCATCACGAGTTCCTTGCTAAGGTCATTGCACATCACACTGAACACGCCGACAAGTGCATGAAGTGTGCAGGCGAATGTGATAAATGCGCTTGCGATGGATTGGCCGATCATCTGCGAAAGGTAGCCGGGGAGCGTGATGCTATGGCAAAAGATTTGGGTGCGATTCAGACAAACCTGCATGACGAGGCTGGTCAGGGGGGCAACGCGCCGACCGAGAAGTTCGTCAAAGGCAGTAAGTGCGTCATCATCGGCGGTGATATGGTCACGCTGAAGGATGGGCATTTCATCTGCAAGCGCGAGTTCAGCGACGACAAGCGCAAGGAACTCGCCCATTCCGGCGCAGCTATGCCGGATGGTTCATTCCCTATCGAGAACAAAGAAGACCTGCACAACGCCATCCAGGCGCACGGTCGTGCGAAAGACCCGGAGAAGGCAAAGCGCCACATCATTGCACGAGCCAAAGACCTTGGTGCAACCAGCATGTTGCCTGAAGGCTGGGGCAGCAAGGTTGCCAAGGCCAAGGAGCCAGAATTGACAGAAGAGACAACCAAGACCGAGGACGGTGAAAACGAGATGGACAAGGGCATTATCCGCTTGTCAGTGCTGGCTAACCAGCTTGGCAATATCATGCGCTTCAAAGGTGCATTTTCGGCCACTGATGATGCCGCGCTGAAAGCATGGGCTGACACCGGCATCGAACTTTTGTCCAAGGCCGCAAAAGAAGAAGCTGACGGCATGGATGATGACGAGGAGATGAGCGACGAGGAGTGCGAAAAGGCGCTCCAGGCCATCGACAAGTTGCTGGGCAAAGGCCGCAAGCCTCTTGCTTGGGCGAAGCTCGTTGAGCCGTTCCTGGCTGAGTCGCTGGTCAAGGCCGACAAATCCGAGAAGCTGATGAAGCGTGTGAAGATGAGCAAGCAGTTCAAGAAGGGCTGTCGCCATCTGAAGAAGGCACACAAGCGCATGCTGAAGGCGAAGCAGCGCGAATTGGTGCAGAAGGGTGTCGATCTGGCCAAGAACATTCCCTCGACACAGGACGGTGGAACAAACCAGGGTAAGCCTGGCACCAGCCACGATGAACCTGACAAGCACCATCGCGCCACCACGGAAGCTGGCGGTGACAATAACGGTTCCGGCAAGAACCCGGACGTTACCAATGCAGAAGCCACGATGAAGGTGGTGCAGCAGTTGACAGCGAAACTAACGCCGCTGCTGCGCACGGTCCAGGCGACACAGGAGACTGTGAAGACCTTGACTGCCGAGAATGCGGCGCTTAAGGCACGCATCAACGGGATTGAGAACCAGCCCGGTCCTGCTGCTGGCACCAAGATCGGCAAGGGCGGCAAGGTTACTGCGGTGCAGAAGGAAGATGATGGGCGCGGTGGCGAAACTGGCCTGGATTCCCTTATGCAGCAGCCGTCAAAGTTTGTGCGCAAACTGGAGCAGATTCCCCCTGGATTTGAACGCGCAGAAGCGCTATTAAAGAGCGCATACGTGTCTAACAACTAACGAACGAAGACATGCAGCAATTTATTTCACCCACAGGAGAGACCTCATATGCCTGCTAATCGCACGGTCATGCCTCGTGACGCGGTAATTGACCGCGTGCAGGCAGTTATCAACGGCACGACATGCCCGGACAAGTCCCGTCAGGGGTATATGTCGCGCAAGCGTGCCAAGCGCACACTTGACACCTTCAAGGTTGCAATGACGAATCCGATGACTTCGGATTCGCTTTCCTCTGAAACCCTGAAGAAAAACGTTACGGTTGCCACCGGCCTGACCTACTACGATCTGCGCGCTCCCGCGCTCAATCTATTCCCCACGGTCACTCCGCTTCGCAACGCGCTTCCACGCATGCAGCGCCAGTTCCCCGGCGATGCGGCGCACTGGAAGTCTGTGCTGTCCACCACAGGTTCCGGCTTCCCGTTCATGGGCTGGGTTCCTGAAGGACGGCGTAGCGCTTCCATGAGCTACACCACGCAGAACAACTCTCTTTCCTATATGACGCTCGGTGAAGAAGACTCGCTGACCGAGGAAGCGCGCTTCGCTTCTGAAGGTTTCGAGGACGAGGATGCACTCGTGCAGCTTCGCCTTCTGCTGCGCACCTTCATCAAGGAAGAGGCCGGTCTGCTGGGCGGCAACAACTCCCTCGCGCTTGGCACTGTCGGCACCGTTACGGCATCCGATAACACAACAACCGGCAACCTTACAGCGATTGCCTACTATATTCGTTGTGTGGCGTTGACGCAGGAAGGTCTGCTTAATGCTGGTGGCCCGGTCAACCCGGCGCTGTCCACCACGGTTGTTCCTTCCACGCTGACAATCACCGGCAACGATGGTCTGACCTATACTCTGAACGGCGGTTCTTCACAACAGTCAGCGGAACTTACAACTGGCACGTGGACACTTAATCACTCGATGAACTTAAGTGTCGTGGCCATTCCCGGTGCTGTCGCTTATGCGTGGTTCGTTGGTTCTTCGTCTGGCGCTGAAACTCTTCAGGCGATTACAACCATCAACTCGTTTGTGTTGTCGGCCTATCAGACAACCGGGCAGGCGATCTCTGGCTTCACCAGCGATCACTCCACCAACAGCAATTATGCTTTTGATGGTCTGCTGACAACTGCATCGAAGTCTGCTAACAAGGGTTATATCAACACTCTCGCTACCGGCACTGTCGGTTCCGGCACTTTCCTCACCTCTTCTGGTGCGGGCGGCGTCAACGAGATTGATACCATGATGCAGACAATGTGGAATACAAGTCTGCTGTCTCCCACAGTGATCTATGTCAATTCTCAGGAGTTGAAGAATATCACTGCCAAGACACTCAATGGCGCGTCGGCCCCGCTGCTGCGTTATACGAGTGACACTGATGCGCAGGGTAGTGCGGAATACAAGCTGACGGCGGCGGGTGTTGTCGCTTTCTACTTCAACCCGTACACACCTGATGGTGGTGTGAAGCTTCCGATTAACATCCACCCGAACCTCGCACCCGGAACCATCTTTACATGGGCTGAGCATCTGCCGCCGTGGTATGTCTCGAACTCTGTGCCGGAATGTGCGGTGGTGCAGACTCGTCAGGACTACTATGCGGAAGTCTGGCCGAAGGTGACACGTACCCAATACTACGGCGTGTATAGCCAGGAAGTTCTGGCTGTTTATGTGCCGTTTGCCATGGGCATCATCACCAATATCGGCAACGGCTAATCTGGTTATGTTAGGTGACGGCGGGCGTAACTGCCCGCCGTTGGTCTAACAGCGGAGTTAATGTAATGGTTCACGTACTAATGCGACCTGCTACACTTCCTGGCTGGATTAGCTTAGCAAAGAGCGAGCCGGATGAAGACGGGTGCGTGCTAATTGCTCATGCTGATGTGCAACTAGCGCTATCACACAGTTATCAAGTAGTCACGGCTGCTGAGATCGAAGCTAAGGCTAAAGCTAAGGCCGAACACGCGCCGGAACCCGCGCCGGAACCTACTCCCGAACCCGCTCCGGTCCTTAAGCCGTTGAGCGCGAAGAAGGGATAAGCCACGGTGGCAAACCCGCTTGATCTAACGGACCTTGCAACAGTTAAAGCGCAGTTGGTCCCGGAGATCAGCGGCACCGGGTCCGATGCGGTCCTGAGTGCAATAATTACTGCTGTTTCGACATGGGCGCAGCAGTGGTGTGGCCGTACCTTTATGGCACAGTCTTATACCGAGAACCGGAACGGCAACAACCGAGATTCGATGCGAACAAAGAACTATCCTCTTATCAGTGTGTCATCGTTAACGCTCAACTCACAAACAGTTTCTGCGACAACTGGTAACATCGGTGCAGGTTGGATAAACGATGACAAGTTCATTTACTTACGCCAAGGGCTAAACACTGCTGGCGGCGGTGGTGGATTATGGGCACCTGGCATCTTCACCAAGGGCATAAAGAACGTAACGATCATCTATACGGCAGGCTTTATCACTCCCGGTCAAGTAGCTATTGGTAATCTGCCTGGGTGGACCACGAACGTTGCTGTTGTGACAGGCGCACAAATTCTTGTTGCTGGGTACTATTATACTGCGCAAAGCGGTGGTGTAACTGGTACAAGTACACCTAGCTTTCCTGCCACGACTGGCGCAACAGTAACAGACAATACGGTCACATGGATTTGCAATGGTGCTTTTGCTGAGCCACCTGATGGAGCAACGTACATTCCATATGACATTCAGACAGCGTGCAACTTCCAAGTTTCATATCTGTTCGGCAGGCTTCCGCGTATTGGTGACTCGTCAATAGGTGAAGGACCAGCACGCACAACGTTTGTGGTTAGAGATGCAGAACCATACGTCAAGGATATGTTAACCCCATATAAAGCTGTTGTTCCCATAGGAGACTACACATGACCACCCAAAACTGCAATGTGCGCCTCTATTCGGTGAAAGGCAACACTGCTAAACACGTCTCTGGTACATCAATTTCTATCAACGCTGGCGGCGTGGCTGATATACCTGAATTGTTCACTGATACACTTGACGTGCATAGTAACCAGTTTGTGATGCTTGCGCGCTCTGGTACTACAGCGCAACGTCCGACCTACACCGATGTGCACCCACCGAAGCTCGGTGAAGTATATATTGACACAACTGTTGGTGACGCCATCTTTTATGTTGGCAACAACACTTGGGTAAACTACGCAGGTACGACCAAGTAGCATGGCACTTGTCACGCCCATCATTTCGATAGGCAAGGACACAGTTTCTTTGAAGCTGCGCCTACTGACGCCGCGTGTACTTGCAGCAGCCGAATCAACCATTGCTAAAGAGACAATAAAATTAGCGGCGAAAGTCAAGCGCAACTACTCTGACACAGGCTTGCAAGTAAGGACAGGCGCATTGCGCCGTAGCATCGTACCAGGGCCGATCTTGAGCGGCCCTGCTGGCGTCACCGGCAGTGTGCTGGCCGGGCAGAAGCTGCCATATGCGCGCATTCAAGAGTTTGGTGGTACAATACGCCCGGTACACGCACAGTTCTTGGCTATTCCGTTGGGTCCATGGAGTAAAGACAAGACAATGCCGCTGACGGCCAAGGGGGTCTCGCGGTTCGGCCCCCTGGATGCAGAGCAAGCGGGTTGGCGTACTTTCATTGCAAAAAATATCATATTCGGCAGGCAACCAGGGGATAGGACTCCGACGCCGCTGTTTGCGTTGAAGAAGGAAGTTACGATTCCCGCACGACCGTATTTCTGGCCTACAGTGGAAGCATCACGTGCTGGTATGTTGAATAGTTTAGCGCAGTCAATCATGGCTGCTGTAAATGCGCAGCCATGAGCTTAGGTCGTGAAGCAATTTACTCGACCTTTTTTAATCAGATTACGCAGCAACTGCGTACACCTATTGGCTACTTTAATTATTGCGGTAGGCGCTCTGTTGGTGTTGGCGGTCTCAGTGTAGGGCAGTATCCAGCCTTTTTTCTGTTAGAGCTTGGTGAAGACTACGACCGTACTCAGCTATTTGCTCCAGCTAAAGTTATTTTGCATGCAAGTGGTGTTATTCATTCATTGGTTGGTGCAGTACCCGATGAAACTCCAGTTACAGTGCTTAATAACCTAGCTGATCAAGTTGAAGATGCAGTGCAGGCGGCTTGCGGTTCGACGGCGCAGAATACGTTAAGCGGGCTTGTGCAACAGGCATGGATAGCAGGCCGACAAGTGACAATACCGCCTTCTTATCCTAACAAATGGGCGGTGCAGATTATGTCGATTGATATGGTTCTACCTAATTCTCGGTGATACATGGCTGAACTAACCTATGGACAACTGCCGGTAGATATTGACCCGACTGCATGGTTCGGTCGTACTTACACGCCGCCTATTGGTTTGGACATATCGACCATTCAGAATGCGATCTCAGGCCAACTGGTATCTTTTCTTCAGCCACTAAACATCCCTAGCTATATCTTTCCTCAGTTTGATTTAGACACGTGGTGGAAGTCTCAGGCGATTGCTTTTACGTTGATTGCTTATCGTGATACAGCATTCAGCAAGCCGCTTGACACAAGCACAATGGTACAGGAAAGAACGCTTGGTTTTTCAATTATCGTGGCTGGGCGTACAGTTTCATGGGAGTTGGCAGGCCCTGGCTCTATGTATGCGCTTATCGACGCCATTGAAGCTTCTTTGACTGGGTTTCGCCCAAGTGGCTGTCGAAATGGCTATTTTGAACAAGAGCGTTTTTTGGAGCAAGACCCTACCGGCAGGGTATGGCTTTATGAGATGCAATATAAAATAGTGACGATTCGGCCTAAGCTTTTGCCTGAGTATGCGTTGGCGAACTTGCAACAAATCACCAATCTGATATATGATGGGCAAGGCGGAACCCCCTCGGCGCAGACCATTTCCGGGGCCGGAACAATACAACTATCGACTAATACAGTTGTGCTATCTGTGGTGAACGCATCTAACGTCGAGGCAGTTCTTGGCGTCGATTACCTCTATAGCTCTGTATCCGGCTTGCTGACAATTACTGATTCTGGTTTGCTTACAATCGGAGAGACAGTGACAGTTGCTACTGCACCGATTGTTGATACGCAAACAATTACTTAGCATCCTCTATCCTGTTAATTTAGGAGCCAGACATGACCTTCTTTCACGGCGTCACGATTAACGAAGCAGTGGCTGGCGGCGTCAATGTCCAGTCGGTTAATGCTGCGGTGATCGGCCTTGTTGGTGTTGCACCAACTTGGGCTATTTCAAACTCGGCAGCTACCCAGCCGCCGTTGCCGAACGCACTTTTTAATGTGAACAGCACGGCAGCTATGGGTGCTATGGGGCCGATGATCCAGGGGTGGAGCATCCCCTACGCGCTCAATCGTATCCTTGCGCAGGCTGGCCCGAACGGCGTTGGGCAGGTGCTGTGTGTGAATGTCTTCGATCCGACAATTCACCAGACAGTAGTGTCGGCCACTTCTTTCACCTTCCCGGCCTCGGGTACGCAGTTCATTACCGTTGGTCATATGGGCCTCGTCGGTCCCGGTTTGAATAATAACTCTCACAACGGTTCTGCAATCACAACGACTGTTGTTGTGACCGGCTCTAGCGGTACGCCGACCTACGTTGAAAACACTGACTACACCGTGGACTATGTGAACGGTCTTGTTTATGCGAAGACTGGCGGCGCGCTTACAACTGGCCAGACTGTGAAGATTTCTTTTGCTTACGCTGATCCGACAAAGGTGCTTGATGCAACGCTTGTTGGTGGCGTGGCCAGCAACGTATATACCGGCATCTCTTGCTTCCAGTTGGCTTTCCAGACTTTTGGCTTCAGCCCGCGTATCCTGATCGCTCCCGGCTTTAACGGCAATCCCGGTTCTCAGGATTTGACTGTTGCAGCCGCGCTGACAACCATGGCTAATACGCTTCCGGCTATAGCGCTTGTTGACAGTGTGGCTCACACAACTGTTACAACGGCGCTCTCCAATCGCAGCAACTCTTCTTCCGCGTTTGATACATCTTCGCGCCGTGTTGGTCTGTGCTTCCCGAACGAGAATTTCATCGACAATGGCATTTCACCCACTGGTACTACGGTGAACTCTTCTGGTACTGTGACAACCACAACCATCGGCACTTTGCAGGATGGTCCTTACTCTGATTACGTGGCTGGCGTTTGGTCATCTGCCATTGTCAACAACGGTTTCTGGTTCTCGCCATCGAACAAGCAGATCGTTGGCCCGAGCGGTCCCGACACATCAATCTATATGTCGGCTACTGACATAAACAGCGATACGAATAACCTTAATGCTGCTGGCATTGTCACAGTGTTTAATGGGTTTGGCACTGGGCTGCGTGTGTGGGGCAATCGTTCTGCTGCTTATCCGTCCTACACTGATCCCACTGTGTTCTTGGCGATTCGTATGGCGCTCGATGTGATCGAGTTGTCTATTCAGCAAGCGACGTTGCAGTTCCTTGATAGCCCGATCACTGTTGGCTTGATTTCCAACATTCTCGGTACTGTCAACGGATTCGTCAATACGCTGATCCAACAGGGCGCACTGCTTCCGGGCAGCGCAGTTCTCTACAATCCGGGTGATAACTCGGCAACAAACCTAGCCGGTGGTATCATCGTGTTTGAAGTGAATTTGATGCCGCCGCCGCCAGCCGAGAACATTCAATACAACTTCACTGTGAACACGGCGTTGCTTACTAACATTGCGCCGTCGCAGCCCTCTGCTGGCTAACGCTAGTAACCCCATTTAGGAGTCTATTGCTATGGCAAAGCTCACTATTACCACACTGTGGAATGTTAATGTCATCCTCAATGGGGTCAACACGCTTGGCCGACTCGCTGAGTTTGATGTTCCCCAGCCGAAGCGCCTGATGGCAGATTTCAAGGCTACAGGCATGGCCTCGAAGATCAAAATCCCCCTGGGTTGGGATGAACTTGAAGCAACGCTGAAATGGGAATCGTTTGACGCGGCTACGCTCGCGGCGCTCGCCACCATGAATGCGCCAGCTTCTCTCACACTTAATGCTGATGCCCAGGTTATCTCGGCGGCTGGTGTCATCCAAGACATTCCGGTGGTTGGGCATCTTGTTGGTCCAGTCGTTGATCCGGGGCCGGTGATGATTAAGGGCCAAGAAAACTTCAGCCAAGATACCAAAATGTCGGTATGGCATGTGGACCTCACGGTGAATGGGCAGCAGATTTACTTGTTCGATGCGCTCAGCAACCAATATATTGCTAACGGGGTTGACATGCTGGCCGGGTTCCGTGGTAATCTCGGCGTCTAACTATTACTAACGAAGGATATGTAAGACAATGGAAGTTGATATTCCCGACGTTGCGTTGCCTCAACTGGATACTCGTACATTTCGAGTAAAAGGTACAGGACAGCGCATCATCACAGTTGTGGTGCGGCAAGCTTTTGGTTCAGATTTGGTGCATACCGAACGTAGTGGCAGCACCAAGCTGACAAAAACCGAACAACTTTATGCACTGATGGCGCGTGTGACTTCTTTCGATGGTGTACCGGCGAAAGTTTCGGACTTCACTCAACTGCCGCTGGGTGCAATCACAAGGATCACAAAAGAGTTCAACATCCTCAACGGTGAAGACCCTTTGGAGGATATAGCGGAATCGACTGGAGAGTAATCTTCGGTAACTTGATGACTAACGGCGTGTCACCATTAGTCATTGAACGCATGACGATTCACCAGATTTGGTACTGGCACGGGATTCTTAGCGACCACTGTGAAAAAGTCAAAGCACAATTTAAAAAGCGATAGGAGATCGTCATGGCTGAACAACTCATTACATTCGCTGATCCTACTGCCAATGCGACACAAGGTGGCGTTAATCTGCCTAGTGGTGCAGCATCGTTGCAGCGTGTTGCATCCAGCGGGGCCGTGTGGATTCTTACCCTTTCCAGCACGTACTCGACATTCGTTTCCACGTCTCTGAGCGGCCACGTGCCGAATGGAGACATTGTGATCGTTGTGGGTACGGATGTAACGCACGCCGTGCAACTTGGTAATAACGGTAGCGTCGAGACCACATGGTAATACGCTCGTTACGATGGAGTAACGTGCGGTGGCAGATGACAGCACTGGATCGCTAGAGTTTGTTCTAAGCGTAATCAATGAAATGTCCGCGCCGCTGGCGGCGGCGCAGGCTCAGCTTGACGCTTTTAAAGCAGCCGCCAGTGCCACCATGGGCGGTGTGGGCGCAACTACGGGAGCCGCTGGAGCCGGTGCTGCCGCCGCTGGTGCTGGAGCGGCTGGAGCGGCTGAAGGGGTCGAGGCCGAAGGCAGTGCCCTCCTGGCTGCATCTGAGAATGCAGAAAAATTCCAAAAACTGTTAAATCGCGCAATGAAAAGTGCGATTGAAGTATGGGGTGGCTATGAAGCATCCCATATTTTCATCGAAGCTGCTGCACAGATGCAAGAATCTATGACCGGGCTTGAGCAAGCAACGGGTGCAACATCGCAGCAACTTGCAGAGATGAAGCAAAATGCTCAGGATTTATCCACTCAATTCAATTTGAACAGTACCGATATTGTTGATGCTACCGGCCAGCTATACGCCTACATAGGTGCTACTGCTGAAATACCAGCCGTTATGCAGCAAGTAGCTCAACTTGCTCGTGGTACTAGCATGTCTGTTAGCGATGCAACCGATCTTATGGGATCGGGCATGGCTAATTTCAGTGATAAGACGAAGACTGCGGCTCAAAATGCGCAGATGATTGCTGATAAAATTGCATTGCTAGAGAACAAGTACAGCCCGCATACTAGAGGCGGTGTAGCTGGTGCCAGAAACATTGCAACAGTGCTGGAAACGGCTAAACAATTTAAATCTAGCCTCGATCAAGCATTTGCCCTTCTTGCCATACTCAATCAGAGCGGTAAGGTGGGTGAGCGCGGTTCTGGCATGCAGTACCAGCTTCTGATGGATACACTGTTCAAGCAGGCTACTACTGGCAAGAACGCAGGAACAGATGCTTTGCAGAGGTTTTTTGCTGGTACGGCTATTGAGGCACGTACACCTAGTGGTGGCATTGATCTTGTTGAAACTCTGGAGCGGCTGAAGGCACAAGGACCGGATGCAGTTTCTGCCTTTGAGAAGTCACTTGGTCAGGCTGGTGAAGCACTTGCATTTTTGATGGATCATTTGGATGAAGCTCCAAGCCTCATAGATACTATGGCGAACGCTTCAGATGGTGCTGGTGCTAGTGCAGATGCTGCTACGAAAGCAATGCACGATTGGGACAATGCTGTAGGATCATTAGGACAAGCGTGGCACAATCTGCGTGTAACGATTGGTACGCCAATTATTGAGAGCACTGCTGGAGCCATTAATCATATTGCTGATGCACTGAGTAATTTGAATGATTTTCTTGAAGCGCATCCTTTGTTTGACGACATAGTTGCTGGCGCTATATCGTTCATCTCAGTGCTTTTAATACTCGTAGGTGCATTAGGCATTATTGGCGTCGTTGCATCTGCTGTTAGCACTGGGTTTGAGGTGCTTGCTGCGACAGCCGGTTTTGCATGGGCTGTTATATCAGCCCCAGTAACATTGGTTATTGCAGCTATTGCCCTAGTTGGTGTCGCCATTTATGAACTTATAGAACATTGGAAGGCAGTATCAGAATTTATAAAAAATATTTGGGATGAGGTTGTTAGCTTCCTTGAAGATAAATGGCACGAGTTTATTGAACTAATCACTAACGTATGGAACAAAGACCTTTTTGCCCCAGGTTTAGAGGCTATTCATGCTATCGGTGACACGTGGAAGCAAGTCATCGACTTCATGGGGCCGTACTGGAGTGATTTTGTTGATAAGGCCACCGCTGTATGGAACGGGTTCATCGGTGTTGTTAATAACATCATTGGCGTGATTGATAACGTTGTGGGTAAGATTGAGGACGCATCAAGCGCACTCGCAAATTTGCTCGGCTTGGGCAGTGGAAGTTCGACTCCAGCAGCACCCGGCACGCCTTCGGCACCGCTTAATCCAAATGCGTATGATCCTTGGACACATCCAAGTTCTCGGTGGGGTCATTTGTTTAATGGCATGGCAGTCAATACAGCATCTGCTGGTATGCAGAACAATAATCCTGGCGACCTGATGGTTCCTGGCACAAAAAACGTTCTTCAGCATTTTGATACGATCAATAAAGGACTCAAGGCGCAAGCTGATTTGTTGCAGAGTAACTACAATGGCATGACTCTCCACGATCTTATCTATAAGTATGGTGGTGGTGTTGCTGGTGGTGCACCTACTGAACTCTCCAATGTTGAGAAGATGACGCACTGGCCCGATAACATTCCACTTGATCTAACCAACAAAGATACATTAGATGAGTTGATTGCTTCCATCAACTCCGCTGAAGGTACACTCTCTGCTACACCTAAACAAATCGGTGATGCCCTTGATTCCATCAACGGTAACAACAATGCAGCAACAAATCAGCAGAATGCGCAAGGCGCTGTTCCTGGTAAACAGGCACTTGTTACGCAAGGCGGCGTCACTATTCACGCGCCAGTCAGCGTGACAGTAAATGCACCCCCTGGAACATCACCAGAAAAAGTTGCACAGAGCACAGCCGATGCTGTGGCAGCAATCCATGAGCGCCAGTTTGCTGATATGTTCCATACTAACCAGCAGAGCATCACTCGTACAAACTACTCAGACACACGGTATGATTTCACATGATCTTCGGTGCATTCGGTACAATCGTATTCATACCGCTGGCTTCGCCGGAATCCATCACGTTTGATGATAAGACAAGCTATGCCAAGATGAATGTCGTGAATGGCCCACCACAATTACAGTGGATTTACGACGACCTCACTGCATTGAAGATGGATATTTACCTGCATCAACTGTGGTGTTTTCCACTCGGTGTGATTCAAGAGCTACAAGCGATGCGTTTGAATCATGTACCGCAACCATTAATTTTAAGCACTGAGAATCGCGGTAACTTTGTAATTCAGGAAATTGTTGAAGAGGATATTTGGCGTGCGGATGACAGCACCATCATCGCAGCAAGGCTGCGTCTTGATATGGTTGCCTGGGGTGGCGCACTCCCGCAACTTGCATCTCCGATTCTTCAACCCAACGTGCAGCTTGGCCTGACAGTTGGCCTTCCGGGTCTGTCAGCCACACTAACTCCGCCGTCCATAGGCATCAGCCCAGGTAATGCTTATTTGACGGTTCCTCTGGTACAGGTCACAGGTTTGTACTAAGGTAACTTCGCCATGGCCACTACCCCAGTCCTCACGCCTGCTCAGTTCGCAGCAGCATTTAATCTAACACCATCTACCACAACGGTAGTTGGTGCTGCTGCAACTAATGCGCAATATGTAACAAAAATTGGCGATAGATGGGATTTGGTGGCATGGTATCTCTACGGTGATCCTACCCAAATTACCGCGCTTATCAGTGCAAATCCTGGCCAACCGCTCCGGTGCACCTTTGATCCTGGCACTACTATCTTAGGGGGTTTGTTGCCACCGCCTACTGCGCCTGCATCCTCGACACCATGGCAACCGTAACACTATAACAACGAAAGACTGATGACTATGAAAGTGACTGATGAACTTAATGTTCCTGGGACCGCTGCTCCAGGGACAGCCCCCAACCCCGGCATTGGCCGCATGCTGATGCGGCGCGGGCCGAATGAGTGGCGATGCCACTGGGTAATGAATAATGTCGTGCTGGCCACCATGGACATTATGGTGGTTGATCCTGGCGCGGCTGGCGTCATCGGTGCTGATATGGCAAACGTCATGGGCCAAATCCGCTCTGAGCTATCTGGCCTCGTGCGTGCCCCGGCAGGGGCCTTGGACGGCCTTCCGGCAATGCCCCCTGGTCTGCGCCAACAGGGGCGCGGCTGATAACCTAGAAGGGGAGGAACCGCATGAGTCAGTATGTCGGGGCTAATGCGGTTCCTCATCCCTATTGGCAGGTGCTTTACAATGGCGTGGATATAACTGCATCCTTGAAGGATTATGTGGTTAAGATCATCTATGAAGATTGTAAAGGCAAGCAGGCTTCAACAATCGAATTACAATATGCTGATCCGAACTACGTGATGCAGAATAATCCACCAAATATCGGTAGCACAATCCAGCTACTTATTGGTTATCAAGGTGGGCCACTATACAACTGTGGCGAGTTTGAGATTGATCAGTATGGGTTAAAAGGACCGCCAGATATTTTTTGTGTGTACGGGATCGAGGCAGGTATTACCACACCGTTGCGCACACCAAACACCATGGGATACGAAGGAAAAACTCTGACGCAAATTGCTCAGATAATTGCTTCCAAGCATGGTCTCACGTTGGTTTCTGACGCAGTTTCCCCGGACGTGACTTATGATCGTATTACACAGATGCAGGAAACTGACGTAAATTTTCTGCATCGTATTGCTAATCAAGCAGGGTATGACTTTAACATTCGTGGCAGTCAACTGGTGTTCTATAGTCGTGCTGCCTTGGATGCGTTGCCACCAGTCGGATCAATCGTGCGAAGTCAGCTACTCAAATTTGATTTGATGTGGCAATCACTGGCA